TTTTCATATTNTNATATTCTTCAAACCAATCTTCAGCATAATCACAATCTCTATAATGTTTAAAATATGGGCCACCTTTTGTATAGTGTAAGTTTTTTACATCAGGTTTTTTATCGTACTCACCAACTAACCAATTCCATTCTAATGGTATCTCACCTATTAAGTTATCATCATCTATCCATTTAAATTGGTGTAGTTGAGAACCTGTTGATGTATTTACAAAGTCACTGGTTAGTGTTGTACACTTTCTACAATTCATCAACATAAAACTAGACCAATTCTTTCTAGGATATATTGTTTGTTCTTGTCCTAAAAACTTTGTCTTTTCTTTTGGTACATAGTCGTGTTTGGCAACTTGTACTGCATATCTATCGTCTCTCAATGCCCACAGTTCCGATATATCAGCTTTCATTAACATATCACAATCCATAAACAATGCCCAACCAGAATAGTCCATAAGTTTAGGTACAATAAATCTACTAAAAGAAAACTCAGTTGATTCTATCTTACTTCGTTCTCTACTAAATTCATATTTAATATTAGGTTGATAAAGTGGTGTTATTCTAATTGGTCTTGTTGCGTTCCTTAAAATACTTTGTGATAAAACATGGTACGCAATCTTTTCGTTTCTATCGTATCCTATAAAAATATTAATCATTTAATTTCTCTTGTATATCTTGTTTAACTAAAAAAGCAAACATATCAGCGTCCTTATGTTTTACTTTAAAATCATATTTAGTTGGTTTTTCAAACATCTTGTTTGTATCTTCAAATCTACCTTCAGTTATTGTATCCATCCATATTATATAGTCAGCATTAAAATCTGACCTTGTTTGTTCTGTAGGACAGATAAAATCAGCCACTACATTTCTACCCTCATCTATTGCCTTTTGAGCTAATGTCTTCATTCTATCAGCTTGTCTAATTCTACCCTCTGATGAGAAATCCCAATCGTCTGCTTCTTTTCTAACTTTATCTGCGTTAAGCCATACGGCATTATAAAAAGGTATTAGTTTTTTTGCTAGTGTTGTCTTCCCACTACCAGGTAATCCCATAATCAATATTTTTTTCTTAACCATTTGTTTGATTTACCCATTCTGGACTATTGTTCTTATATTTTCTTTTACCTTTTTTGTGATCTATATAAGGATTAATTTCTTTATCTCTAGCTATGATATGACCACCATGTCCATCATTCTTATCTCGTTCTTTAACAGGAACAAGTTTTCTAGTATTATCAAATGCGTGGCAATCTGTTTTATTAGGTAGATTGTATATTGTGTCTTTTGTATAATGACTTAAATATGTATCAAAGAATTTTTTACTAATATCAAGTGTAGAATTAAAACCAATAACACCACATTCTGTGTAGTGACTTCTACCATAAAATGTAGTAAACGTATCACCTGGAATAAAAGTATCCATAAAGTTATTTGGTATTTCTTTCATAAAGATATTGTCTGCGTCTAACCACATAAACTTTTTACCTAATTTACTTGCGTGGTATTGTGCGAATACTTTATGAGAAAATCTAACAGCGTTTTGTAAGAAGTCAGTATCGTCTGTCCATATCTTATCTTTGTGTCTTTCTTTAAACGCAACTAACTCTGGCATCTCTTTTAGTATATTTACATAAGTTATTCCAGCGTAATTAGGATATTGATAATCTTCTTCCACATAACAAATCATTTTAATTGTTTGTTTTGTTTCAGCATATGTTTGTAAAAACTTGTGTGCGTAATCATCATACAATCTTTTGTTAAATGTAGTGATGAAGAATTTATCTTCGTCTGTCCAGATTAACTTTTCCATCTTCTCAAATCTTCTGTAATCATATCTTTTACCATACTCTCTAATGTATGTTTAGGTCTCCACATTAACTTATGTCTTGCCTTTGTATTATCACCAACAAGTAAATCTACTTCTGCTGGTCTAAAAAATTTAGGATTAGTTTTGATTATATGCTTTAGAGTATGTGTATCTATTACTTCGTGTCCATTAAATTCATAAGCTAAATTCAATTCATCTAAACACAATGTAATAAAATCTTTTATTGATACTGTTCTACCAGTAGCAATTACATAATCATCTGGTTCGTCTTGTTGTAACATTAACCACATTGCTTCAACATAATCTTCAGCGTGACCCCAATCTCTAAATGTTTCTATATTACCTAATTCTAATACTTTACCTGACTTTGTATATTCTACTAAACCTTTTGTAATTTTTCTTGTAACAAATTCTTCACCTCTCATTGGACTTTCGTGGTTAAACAAAATACCACTACAAGCAAATAGATTATAACTCTCTCTATAATTAACTGTCATATAATGAGAATAACATTTAGCAACACCATATGGACTTCTAGGATAAAATCTTGTTGTTTCTGTTTGTGGAGTTTCTTGTACCTTACCAAACATCTCTGATGTTGAGGCTTGATAAAATTTGACCTTTGGATATTTGTTTCTGATTACTTCTAATATGTTTAGAACACCTAACGCATTTGCTATTGTAGTTACTTGTGGTTGTTCAAATGATAATCCAACAAATGATTGCGCCGCCAAATTATAAAACTCATCTGGTTGTACTTTGTCAATAGTCTTTTCTATATTGTATGGTTCTCCCAAATCAAAGTCAACAAATTCTATTTGATCTGTTATCCCTAGTTCATCTAAACGCCAGTGTTTAAGGCCTGTATTACGCCTCTGAGCGCCGTACACCTTGTACCCTTTTGATAGTAATAGTTTCGCTAGATAACTTCCATCTTGTCCTGTAATTCCTGTTATAATTGCTTTCTTCATAATTCACTACCTACTTTCGCTATATAATAACTATCTATAATATCTGTAACTGGATTGTTTAATTTCCCCATATCAAATAGTTTTATCAAATCTTGTTTTGTATGTTCTTTAAAAGCATCATACATAAATTGTTTATCTGCGTTTCCTTTACCTGACGCATATTTTTTAACAACACTAGGTACAACTGTGTCATATAATAATGTTGGTGAGAGTTGTAATCTATATTTAAGAATACCACAGTTCTCTGCGATTTGAAATACAGCTTGACCTTTTGAGCCAAACGAGTAACCTTCAATATAAATTTGTGCTGTTTCTTTTTTGTGTTTGTGAATAATATCCAAGGCCCAACTAGAAATGTTGGAAAATCTTTCAATCGGAGTTGTATATTCTTTGTGTTCATAACCAAATACATTTTTACCAAATTGTCCAATGTGTTTCTTTTTACTCGTTAAAAAGTGAAAAGTACACTTGTCAAAATCAAAGTTATCATCTGCTATACAAATAGCAGGACTATTCAAACTATAATCAATCCCAACTATCGTCTTCGGATTCGTTTGTCCAGATTGTATCTTCGCCTTCATTTGCTTCAACTTCCTCAACTTCATGTCCACAGAATGGACAAGTCAATGGCTCAAGGTCTTGTACCTCAATATCCCATTGTACCATATATTTAGTCTCGCAGCTAGAGCAGGTCTTTTCTCGTTTTTCAATCATTATAGTTTAAATTTTTTAAATTGATCTTTTTTTACGTCTTGTTTTATTCCACCAATGACATAACTTTCTATTTCAGTTTCTTGTGGAGCATTCTGGGTACCTCTACTGTTTAACCAATGATCTGTCCATGGTAATGGGTTAGACTTTTGATCGTACACAGGAGTTAATCCAATCGCTTTCATTCTTCTGTTAGCGGTATACTCTACAAACTGGTGTAATAATTTTTCTGATAATCCGATCATAGAACCTTTTGAGAATAGATAAGTTGCCCATCGTTTTTCTTGGCCAACTGCGTCATCATACATTTGATACGTTTCTTTTTCAGTATCTTTAATAACTTTGTCCATTATCTTGTCTCGTTCTATATCTCTATAATTGTTTATAATTCTTTGTGAAACTGCTAGATGTTGACTTTCGTCTCTAGCGATAAAAGAAATAATCTTTGCTGATCCTTCTAATAATTTAAGTTCACCAAAAGCGAAACTACAAGCAAACGATACATAAAATCTTAATCCTTCTAATATGTTTACTGTAATCAAAGCTTTCCATAATTTTTTCTTTAGTTCATACTCATCAACTTTACTCTTATCTAAATGCCATTTGTGACCTGTAAGTATTAAATCATCATAACATTCAGTAACTGCTTTAGCTCTTTTCTCTATCTTCTCGTCTTTAATAATAGTATCAAATACTTCACTAGGGTCAGAGTACAAGTTTTTAATAATGTATGTATAAGACCTACTATGGATTGTTTCCATAAAGTCCCATGTTACTATACAACCTTCTAGTTCTGGTAAAGAACAAAATGGTAAAAATGCTAAACATGGACCACGACCTTGTACACTATCCAACATTGTTTGATACTTTAAGTTAGAAGTGAATATGTCTTTTTGTTCTGGTCTTAATTCTTGGTAATCGTTTCTATCTTTTTGTAAAGACACTTCTTCAGGTCTCCAAAAATAACCAAGTTGTTGTTGAGTTAGCTTATCAAAGATAGGATACTTCATTGAGTCATATCTTTGTACAGCCAGGTCCTCTCCAAAGAACATTGGTTGCTTTAAAAAGTTGATACTTTTCCCTTTATTAAAAACTGATTTTCCCATAGCGTTTTATTTATACTTTCTTAAATTGTACAAGAATCACAGTTCTCTGGATCCTCATCTTCGTTAGTTAGTCCTTCTGGTACATTATCTACAAACCCAATAGGGTGGGCTGGTTCGTCAATATCTTTCTTAGCGTCATATGTATTTTGATAATAAGAAGTCTTCCAACCTAATTTATATGTCGTTAATAAGTCTTGTGCCATTGCTGACAATGGTACTTGGTTTTCGTCAAAGTGATCTGGATTGTACGACCAGTTTCCACTTATTGCTTGGTCAAAATACTTCTGCATTACAGCCACTACATTGATATAACCTTCATTTGATTTCATATCCCATAGTAAAGTATATTTACCTTTTAATTTTTTGTAGTCAGGTACCACTTGTTTCAATGGACCTTTCTTACTTTTTTTAACACTTAAATAATCTCTAGGTGGTTCAATACCGTTAGTAGCATTAGAAACCACACTAGAAGATTCTGATGGCATTTGAGCAGAGAGTGTGCTATGTCTAAGTCCGTGCTCTTTAATTTCTTTCCTAATCCACTCCCAATCATAAGATAGATTTCTGGTTACAACCTCGTCTACCTCCTTCTTGTAAGTGTCTATTGGTAAGATACCATCAGAATATTTTGTTCTATTAAAGTATTCACAAGGACCTTTTTCTTTTGCTAGATCATTACTTGCCTTTAATAGATAAAATTGAAACGCCTCTGTTAATTTATCAACTTGACGCCAACCTAATTTTTGTTCGTAAGAATATCCTTGTTTTGCTAGATAATGGGCAAGACCAATATAACCTATACCTAAACTTCTTCTAGCCTTTGTAGATATTTCTGCTGCCATTACTGGATACTTTTGATGATCTATTATTTCGTCTAAACTTCTAACAGCTAGATCGCATAGTTCTTCTAGTTCATCTAGTTCCTCTATCTTTCCAACATTGATAGCTGATAGAATACAAAGGGCAATCTCACCTTCGCCATCTATATGTTGGATTGGATCAGTAGGAAGTGTGATCTCTTGGCATAAATTTGACATTCTAATAATATCTTTAAATGATGAGTGAGAGTTACAGTGATCTATATTCATTATATAAATTCTACCTGTTTCTGCTCTTTCTTTTAGAATAGCAAAAAATAATTCTTGCGCACTTACTTTCTTTTTCTTAATACTAATTTTTCTTTCTGCTTTTAAGTACAGATCATCAAACTCTGGTGTACCCCAAGCTTCATATAGCTCTGGTACTTCATGTGGTGAGAATAAAGTTATTTCTTCTTCTTGTATAAATCTTTCATAAAATATTTTTGATATTTGTATTGAGTAATCTAATTTTCTAACTCTATTATCTTCACTACCTTTGTTGTTCTTTAAAACAATAATGTCTTCTATCTCTTGGTGCCAAATAGGGAAGTGAACAGTAGCCGAACCGCCCCTAACTCCGTTTTGAGTGCAGCACTTAACTGTTGCCTCAAACTTTTTAAGGAAAGGAATAACACCGGTGTGTTGTACTTCACCTCCTCGTATCCTCGCATTGATGCCTCGTATTCTACCAGCATTAATACCAATTCCAGCCCTTTGCGCAACGTAACGTCCAATAGCCATATCACTAGAAAAAATGCTAGGTAAAGTGTCATCAGTATCAACCAGAACACAACTTGCATACTGTTTGAGAGGAGTTCTAACACCCGCCATAACTGGCGTAGGAATATTAATTTTAAATTGTGAAATTGCGTCATAATATTTTTTAACATAAGTCATTCTCTTTTCTTTTGGATAATCAGCAAACATTGTGGCACTGATTAACATATACATAAATTGCGGAGTTTCAAATACATCACCACTTGATCTATCTTGTACTAAATATTTGTCTATTACTTGTCTTAACCCAGCATATGTGAAAGTATAATCTCTTTCGTGGGTAATCCAATTTTCCATTCTATCAAAATCTTTTCTTTGATACTTTTCTAAAATTTGTTTATCGTAAACACCTTTATCTACAGCTGTCTTAACATGGTCAAATATATGTGGATGGTCCCAAAGTCTTCCAATGACTTGTTTTCTCAGTCCGTAAAGTAATAATCTTGCCGCAACATATTGATAGTTAGGATTATCTAAAGAAATTAAATCTGCTGCTGATTTGATAAGGATATGTTGAATATCGTCTGTTGTAATGCCATCAGTAAATTGAAGGCCACTAGTCATTTCTACTTGGGAAGATGATACACCACTTATATCTTCACATGCATACTCAACCATTTCATGTATCTTTTCAATGTTTAATGGTTCTTTACCACGACCATTTCTTTTTACAACATTTATTGTTTCAACCATTTGTATCCCCCTATACCTTTTTATATTCGTTTAATTTTGTTAATGCAGAAAGTTTTGAGTAAGTGTTTCTATTTAGAATATCATAAACTTCGGTCTTTGTCAACCCTGCCATAATCATATCGTTAATGTCTTTATGTCGCATATCTTCTGGCCACACTACCAAGTTGTAATCTTTTTCAACCACATCATACATACGTTTTACTATTTCTTTATTTCTTGGTTCGTTGTCAAATATATATGTGACTTCTTCATTTTTAATTTTGTTTTTTAGTATTAAATCTGCGCCAGCAGCAGCCAAACAATTATCAACAAATAAACTATCAATCGGACCTTCTGTGATATAAACCTGTCGTTGAAAATTAATTCTTTCCAGACCATAAACTTTTTGTTTGTTTTCATCTAGTTTTACCGTAAGATACTTTGGTTGTTCATTTCCAAAAGCACGACCTTGAAAAGCAAATAGCTTTCCTGTCGTATCATAAAAAGGTATTACTAACCTAGGGTGATCTTTTTCCCCATAGGTATTTGGTTTCACTTTGTTTACTAAAGCGCCAAACTTACTAGCGAAAAATAACTTGTCAAAAAATTCACTAGGTATTTTTCTCTTTAAAACATATTGTTTAGCTGGGTGTTCATCATCTAATTGTTTTATACTTTTCAAATCATCAAGTATAGTTCTATCTTCAAACGCTGGTTTGAAATCAAACTGAGGCTTCGGTGTCGCTGGTGCCCCTTTCTTATATCTTTCTAATAGATATTCAGAATACATATTTGGGTCTACAAACTTAATAAAGTTAGATAAGTTTTGACCCATACCACAATTGTGGCACTTGAAGAACATATCATTTTTTACACGATACAAATATGCTCTTGTTTTTAATTTTGATTTTTTCGAATCGCCACAATGTGGACACCTGAAGTTAAACAGATAATCATTCTTCTGTTTAAACCCTGGTAAACGACTCTTTAAATTAGAGATATACTTTAAATCTATATAACTTGACATAACACACCTTCATAATAACACAATCTATCAAAAAAGTCAACCCTAATTTGAGGCCATCATGTGTACTAATGGCATAAAGTTCTTTGATAAAATCCACCCTATAACAATCGCTCCACCTATGATAATCCACCTGTATTTTTCTAAAACACCTACTCTAGCGCCTATATCGTTCTTTAATGACTTAATTTCAATGAGTAATCTCTTTTCACTCATTTCCACATCTCTCTTTAACTCTCTATAAACATCAGTAATTTCTTCTTGTCTATCTTTCAACTTGTCAAATATTACTTCGTCAATCTTCTCTTGTCTTGTAATCTTTTCTTCGTGTACGGCTAACATGGATTTAATAGAAGTAGATACATCTGTTAACCTATCAATCGCAGTATCTATTCTGCCATTAATAGTATTGACATTTTCTATATCTTTTCTTAAAGATTCTATATCTACTTTTATTTCTGTTGTATCTGCCATAGTTCTATCTCGTTAAAGACGTTTATAATAAGCTTAAGTTCCCATATGGGTCATATGCATTTAAAGCATTGATTGATATATTAGCTCTATTATATTTATTTTTTTGTGGAAGTCAAGTCTATTACGAAGCCAGTTGGTATCTTCTGAGTGTATTTAGTCTTTTTAACTTCCAGAGTTTTATAAATGTTCTCTTTCTTCTTCGCAGTTTTTGTTTCTTAATTTTGAGCCAATGTGTATTGAGTATGTATAGTTTTTTTTGTTTATCATTTCTTATTATCCTTTTTACTAGTAGTCTGATCTTTCTCTTTTGAAGTAAGGTCATAACCCTCCATTAAGTTTGTTACTGGTTTATAAATTGTCACCAACTCCTTTTTACCTTTCACAAATATTCTATCTAGTTCTTCTGATTTAACTTCTTTCAATTGTTCTTTTGTATATGAAGAATAAATCAAAGGAGCAACATTACCATCATCATCTTTATAGTTTCTTGTAGCAGCTTCAAGTCTAGCCGCCAAGTTTACAGCATCACCTATTACAGAATAATCAAGTCGGTTTTCACTACCCATATTACCGACAATACAAGTTCCAGTATTGACACCAGAACCTATATTAATATCAGGAAGACCTTTTTCCTTAAATTCTTTTTTTAACTTTTGTGTTTCTATTGCACATTCTATTCCTGTCTTTACAGCCATCTCTGCGTGGTTGTGACAATCAAGTGGCGCATTCCAAAATGCCATAATACAATCACCCATATACTTGTCAATCGTACCACCATTCTTCATAACTATTTTACTCATACGATTTAAGTAATCATTAATAACAGCAACCAAACCTTCTGGGTCATCTTTGTTTTTAT